CACGGCACTCACCATGCTCGCCCAACAGGGCGCCACCGTCCGCGAACTCATGGCCGCAGCCGGACACAGCACCGCCATCATGGCCATGCACTATCAACGACTCAGCGAAGACCGACAGCGCGCGCTCGCCGACAAGGTGGCCGCCAGCATCACCCCGACACAGACAGACACCGCACCGGCATCGGCCGAAAACGACAAAGACAAGGAAATCGCCGAACTCAAAAAACAGATCGCACAACTCAAGGCACTCGCATCCAGCAGACAAGACCAGCAAGAGAACGAATAGGATCGCGTTCGCAGATCAGTCCTCCGCGTTTCCAAAATGGAAATCGGAGGGACGAAGCGACCCCCGGATAGCGTCTATGCCGAGTCGGATAATCGAAAAAATCAAAATATCGATAGGAGAGAAGACATGGTCGCTGATGAGGAGAACGAGGTCGAGGGCAACGTTGTCGGGAACATATCCCTCAGATACCATGGTCCGGCCCTGGACCGTGACCACACGATGAGTGCACGCACGCTTGCACCTGCGCTCCTTAGCTTTGCCGACGCCATTGACGCGGCCAAGGACGAGCTGGCACCGAAAGCCAAGGTCGAATTACGTGTGTCGGCAACCCAGCCGGGATCGTTCGATATCCAATTCATCCTCACAAGTCTCGGAAACTTCGCGGCATCGGATCAGGGTCAGGGGCTCCATTGGCTGAGCGATGTGCTCGGGGTCGGATTCGTGACAATCGTCATCGGCGCATTCAAGGCCTTGAAATTCAGGCATGACAAAGGCGAGACCAAAATCGTCGATACTAAACCTGTGAACGACGATATGGTGTTCTCAGAGGAGAGAGTCACCATAGAGTCCGCCGACGGCGAACGGATCGAAACATACAAATCCTCATTGCGCATAGCCGATAACAGTAAATTCGTCAACAATGCGGGCAAGGCGCTCAGCGGGCCGTCATCGCAGAAGGGAGTGGACGGGGCGGAAGTGTCATCAGGCAAAGAATCTGTGGACATCGACAAGAAAACGGCGCAAAGCATGGCGGAATGGGTTCCGGCCGAAGATGTGATCAACGAAAGCGATGTCAAACTCGTGGTGCAGCCGCTCGACGCACACTTCGAGCCCGGAAAGAAATGGCATGTCACGACGGGCAACGACGTGAGATACACGGTCGATATGGAGGACGAGGCATTCATTCATGCCGTCGAAGACGGCGAGAGGATCGGCAAGAAAGACACGTTCCTTGTCAACCTGCACACGGTATCCACCATGGGAAAAGACGGGAAACTCAAAGGACGGTACTCCATAACCAAGGTTTTTCGCCATAAACCATATGAGCCGAAACAAGACGAGTTCAGATTCTAAAGCAAACCCCCGGCGCTCGCGGTATGCGGGTGACCGGGGTCTTTTTTATAAGGAATCCAAAGGGGTATAAGGCTCTATAAGCACGTATAAAGGCGTATAAATTATTGTACGCACACGCCGGAATCGTACAATAGCTGCTGATAGTCTGACAGTACTTGGATGGTGACGCCTAATTCCACGGCCATCATCCACGTATTGCCCTCGTACACCGTCTCGGCCATGCCGTAATCCACCGGCGATATCAACGCCAACGCTGTCTCCCTACGGCAACGGCGCTCGCATTTGATTCCGGCTTGGCTGCCGCATCCTGGGTCATGGTGTTTGGCGTAGATGAGCTCGTGGCACAATGTGCAGCGGCGTTGCCTCGCGTTGAGCTTGTCGTGCAGGACGATGAGGCCTAGCGCGTCGCAATAGCAGCCGTTCATCCCACGGGGCAGGCAGTCCTCTTCGACGCGCAGGCCCATGCCCCCGGCCCGCGCGTACAGCGTGTCAATGTCAGTCGTCTGGCGTCTCTTCCAAATCACAGTTGGTATCCATACTGACGGTTTCCGTCCTTTCTATCCGCTGATTGTCCATCAGCCCACTGTTGCGCATGATGGTCGTCATCACTTTTGTCGGAGCTATAAGCAGCGCCACTGGGTTTCCGTTTCCCGCTCCCGGAGCGTTGCCACAGGTGAACATCGCTGAATACTCTTCGCCGGAATCCATGTGTTTTGCCAAACGTGCAGCGTTCTGCTTGTTGACATATCCGATAAGACCGGCGTTGGGCGCGTGAATCGCCACGGCGTTGCGATCATACTGGTTGCCCGGTTCCCTGACAAGCATTGCTGGTCTCAAAGGACGTGTGTCGGCGGCCCGTAGGGCTTTCTCGTAGTGGGAGCCGCCACGAAGGGAACAGGTGAAAACGCCGAGCTTGTATATTTGCCCTGAAGCTTTGTTCGGCAGTATCCCATTGGGCGCTTCCAATACAAGTTGACCGTTGAACAAAGCAAGCTTCAGATTTGTGTTTCCATCGCCGAATATGGTGACTAGGTCAAGCTGGTGTTCCGGTGGGAGAAAAGCGGAACTGTAGATTGGGACATACTCCTTCAGTCCCCTGACCGGACGCAAGCATCGCGGATCTGGCTTTCGGCGGTATGGGGTCTCCATATAAACGGAGAACGTCGGGGTATCCTTCGAGGTGGCGTTCGTCTTACGCGCGTCTTTTTCGGTTACTACTTCCCTAAAGGTGTCGCCATCCCGCACCAAACGACGATCGTATTCCGTCGTCCTTCCTGTTTCATTGCCGTTGTCCGCGTTTATTTGTTTTCCGTCGGATAACGCAATTGCGACTGCGATTCCGAGGATGATGATGAGTATTATCCATGCCATCACGATCTCACTTTTCGCTCACGAGTGTTTCTGTATCAAAGGAAATGTCTATTTCTGTGTTTTCGACAATGTCAGTCATCCGGCGTCTCGCTTTCCACGTCACGATTCTCATCTATGTTGGCGGCCACGTCATAGTCTTCGGGGTGCGCGGCGATACGGTCGATGAGATCATCCGTGATCTGGTTTTGGCGCTCGCGGGCCTTTGCGCGGTTAGCACGGTCGACAAATTTTTCAGCCTCTTCAATGAGTTCATGTGGATTGATTCCGAAGACTTCTGAAAGTTGAGCGATTTGCGTCACCTTTATGTCGCGCTCATTTTTCAGCATTCTGATTAGAGTGCGCTCCGGCACGCCAGATTTCTCCGAAAGATCTTTAATGGTTAATCCTGCTGCAGATCGTTCTGCGGCAATTGCCGTTGCAGTCGCTTCGTTAATGTCCATATGGACAGTATAGCGACTGAAATTCTGCTATCAACTGCCCATTTGGGCGTGTTATACTTGCATACTGCCCAAATGGGCACTACTATGCAAAGCATGGACAGCATGAAGTACTCAGCAACAGTCGCAAGACGAGTTGGCAAAGCTCTTTCCCGCGCAAAATTCAGCATTTCCGAAGCATCGGAGAAATCAGGAATTCCACGAGTCACATTGACAAGGAGGCTCAAGTATCCAGCGTCATCGCCATTCACGGTTCGTGAATTGCATCAAATTTCAGAAGTCGTTGGATGTGACGTCAGCGACTTCTTTGTCAAAGAAAAAAAGAGTGAATTTGTTAAGCGCTCGCCGACGGAAGCGATCGAAGAACAGAATCAGGCGCTCGCCGACGAATGAATCGAAAGGAGAATCCGAGATGAGCATCAACATTCCGGCCGAGACGGCGGACGAATCCATGAACCCGATTTCCGTTGAGGAATTCGAACGCCTGCACCCGGCGATGCTGGGCGCGATAAGGAAAGCCGTCCGCGAGGAATTGGAACTCTCTCACACGGACGGCCGAACGTCAGCTGATGTTCAGCGCACGTTTGATCTTCAACTGGTCGTTCCTGATGCACCGCTGGTATTCGGCGATGCCCTGCACGGCATCGGCCAGCGACACGATGGCCTGCTGAATGTTTCCGGATTGCGCGTAGGCCTTCGCGTCATTAGCGGAATTCACTGGATCGCGTTGCATATTATCACCTCCCTTCTTTGCGCGGGTCTGCTCATTCTCCCACTCGGCAGGAAGGCCCTCAAATGAGAGCGCATCGAAAAGGCAGCCGGCGCTCGCTGACGCCGCTTGACACATCACAAATAGGGGAGAGGAGAAACGCATGCGAGAAACAAGCCAGCCATTGATCGATACGGTCGCGCTCGCTCACGAGATCGCCAAGGAAGCCGTCCGGCAGACGGCATACGCGCCACGCTGGGTCAGTCTCAAACAGGCCAGCGCGATGCTCGGCGGCGTCGACAAGAAGACCCTCCGCAAATGGGCGAGAGCGGGACGGATCAAGATGCGCCAGCCAAGCGGATACCACGGCAAGGTCATGGTGTCCGTCGCATCCATTGAAGAATTCGATGCCAACGCCGGGACGCGCCGGCGCTAAGGAGGCAAACATGCGCAAGGAATCCAAGCCGAAAGACCACTCCGCCGTCATGGTCATCCGCGACCACAAGTGCGGAGCCGACGTCAAGGCCGCGCGAATCAGCATCATCACCGACGAAGGCCACCTCGCCGGAGTGACCATCAGCCGCGCAGCGCTCGAATCGCTGCAGACCAGCATCGGCCGTCTGCTGCGCGAGATGGACGAGGAGGAATCATGACCAAGCTCGCACACGCCATCCTCTGCCAGCTCGTCGCCGCCAT